CGATGTATTCCGCAGGGTATATCGTACAACCCACCCATAAAGTAGTAATATAGTTCACCGTTGAAAGTTCCCTGTAATACCTCTAAATCTGAAATAACATAGGATAAATCGGGGTCAACTAACCTTACTTCTATCGTTCCGCTGGTCTCCTTTAAGGCTTTAAAAATGAAAGGTACAGGCTCGTATCTGGATATAATTAAAAGGTTATCGGTGTTGTTGTTTGGAACAATGCTAAATCTCATCGGTGTATGTGTGGTTTCGGCTGCTTCTACTTTAGAACTTCCTATGCTTCGTACAAATCTAACGCTGTAAAAATGCCCCGACTTTGCTAAAAACGTATTCGCATCGGCTGAATCATAAGCCAAGTTCATCGAGAACAATTCAGCACACCAAAACTTAGCCTGTACGCCAAAACCTACTATCTGATCTAGTTTCTTCGCCCACCCTGCGCCCCTTGCTGTAAATCCGCTGGCATTGTCCGCACCTGTGTTGGGTGCATCCCAATAGGTTGTACCAGCCTCTTTGAGTTCCCCGCCTGTGTATAAAGCCAATAAATCATCGTACTCCTTTTTAGTGGGAAGCCTCCAGCCTTGCGGTGCAAAATCAGCACTTAAAACGGTATCTCTTGAATATAATAACCCGTAATCGTTCATGTTTAAACTCGAATCATCAGGATAGATAAAATGGATATATTCATCCATGTCCTCTTTGTACCTAAAATTTTCCGCAAACCAGCATAGGTCATTAATCTCTACAGTATCATACGTCTTACTATCTCGAATGTCGGTGTAAGTTTCGCCACATGAAAAGGCTATCACTTCCAGCGTGTCATCGTCAAAGTCGTGAAAGTTAATCCAGCTTGAGTATCTTATCTCTTCATAAAAGTAAATCTTTACATAAAATAGTCCGCAGGGTATCTCTTCGCCACCTTCATAAACCCAGCATCTTAAACCCTCAATAGTGTAGTCTGTTAAGGTAATTATAATAGGTGTTTCTATTCCATCCTCATCAACTAGATAGGCATTAATAAAGTAGCCTTCGCAGTACACCACGAAAGGTAAGAGAATATTTTTACTTAAAACAAAATCCTCTTTTTCCTTTTCCGTTTCTGAAAATGAATAAATGTCTAACATTCTATTATATCTGTTACTTGTGCGCTTGTTATCTCAAATACTTTCCTATTTCCACTCTCTCCTTGATAGCCTATGTAATACTTAGCGGTTGCGGTGTCGTTTACATAATCAGTAGATAGCGCAAATCTTAACTTTAAGCTTGAAAATTCCTCTTCTACTTCTTCTGCTACTAAAAGGTCGTCCTCTAAGTCAGCACACGCCAGCGCAGCAGTTGCATATCCGTTGTCATAAAGATAGCCCCAAAAGTTATAAGCCTCTGGAAATGGCATCCCATCGTTTACATTGTCTGGCTCTGAATAGCCTAGTGTCATTTCTACATTTCTTGCTCTTAGCGATATTTTCCTTAGTAAAGGCTCGCCAGCCTGTCCGCTAAATCTCTCATCTGCTAACTCGGTTAAATACTTGTACGGCGTGTAGTCCATTGTACAGTAGTTCTCGAAAATCATCTCTTGAATAATAACTTTCTTTTGCGTAACGAACTCCACAAATCTACCGTTCATAAATCCATACAGTAAAGGTCTGTTATGCCTATGATAAAATTGAACTAAGTTAGCCATCGAAAGAGCATTATTATAGGCACTGGCTGAGTTAACATAGTTAGCCTCTGCAATCAAAGCCCCTGCTATATTCGGTGCAAGCAAAACAAATCCGTCTGATGATGCTTCTTGTTTTCCTAAGTCTGAAAGTAGGTACTCAATATCTGTTGATATAGGTACGTTATACTCTACTGAATTTTTATCGCCTTTAGTTACCATTGCTCCATAGTAACCAATTCGAGCATACTTAAACCCGCCTGCTACTGCTCCATCATCTTGCCAGAAATGTTCAGCCTCTGGTATCTTTTCAATATCCCACCTGTATCTTAGTTTTCCGCTGTTTACTTTTTCGCCTCTGATGTCTTTTTCAGTCTTTAAATCTTTGAAATATGAAATATGCTCTAAGGTCATAACTCCAGAATCGTAATCCCAGTAAACATTAAATAAAATTCTTAGCCATTCTAGCATATCCCAAAGGGTTGTTTCCCACCTTGTCGCTGCCTCTGTTGGCTCTGCTATGCCATAACTCATTACCTCTGACTTTTGCAGAATCTTTAAATATTTTAACGTGTTCGTTTTTAAAGTTACATAGTTAGTTGCATCTGTGAAAAACGTACTCGAAACTGTTGCCGTTGGTACTATCTGTTGCAGCATCCATTGAATAGCACCTAGAAATGACTTGGCACGTGTCCATTCATAATCTACAGCGTCAATAGTTACTGTTATGGTGTTGTTATCTGAATAGTTGTAAAGGTTATATTTTGTTTTCCATCCGTTGAAAATCGGGGTGTACTTATCATCAACTTCGGCTCTTAGCCTGGCTGTGCAATGCTCAATATCAAATTCAACCATCGAACAGGAAAACGGATACTCATAAAAAGGGCTTGTGTTAACTTCTACATAAAGCGTAAAAGGTAACTTTGATAGTTCCTTATCTAGTTCCACCTCGTAAATACGCCAGAAATCATCACCTGTGAAAACTAATTCCCCTTCAAGTATTCGCCTCTCAAAAGCCAATGTGTCCTCACTTTGAAAACTCTCGTTTATCAAACCCGATGGATAGCATACTTGCTGGTCTCCGTTATGTTCTAGGTAGTATATCACTTTCTTATTATTCGCGTGTAGTTGTTTCTTTTAATTATGGTTCTATCGCTTAGTTCGATTATGTCCGTTTTGTCCTTCATGGTATCGTTTAGCTTAGACACCTCAGTTTTAATGCCCAGCATTTCTTCACGTCCGTACTTGTTTCCCTTTAGTGTTGGAAAATACCCCCTCATTTGCGCTGGCTTGTACGTTCCTTTGTTCATAGCGTCTACTATCCTGTGAAACTCCATTGCGTACTTAGGTGAACGATTTGCAGCCAATACGCCCCAATGTTCGCCCCTCTCTACTTCTACATGGTCTAGGAATTTCTCTCCCCCCTGTGAGTGCTTTTTACCTGTTATCATTCCTGTCTCTGTTCCGCTACCACCCTCTGCTAGTCCTACTGTTTCTTTGGCTTTAATCTTAGCAGCAGCAAATGAACCAAACATAGTCGCTATAAGTGCTATCGCTAAAGCAGGGTTTGTCAATGAGTACAAGCTCCAAAGATTAGCAGCAGCAGTAACTAAAGCGGTTGTCTGTTGAATAGTCGCTAATAGTTGTTGCGCCTTGATAGCCTTTTCCTCTTGTTCTAGGACTTTTTCTCTTTCTTTTTGCAACGCCTCTACCTCTTCCTGTTTTGCCTGGATATTACTGGCATAACCAGCCTTGTGTAGCTCCGTTTCGGCTTCTACCATTCGTTGTGTTTCTGCTATCTTGGTATCCATTAAGCTCCTTTGACGCTCCCAATGAGACACTTCGGCTGCGAATATCTGACCGAGTGCGTTGGTTATCTCGTTATAGGCTACCTTCGCAGCGTTAACGTAAACCTCCCAGCCTTCTTCACTTTGTCCTAAAATAGCGGCTTGTTGCTCTACAAGTGCATCGAGTTCCGTTTTACCTAACCTCGCTTGTAAAAGGCTCATTTCATCACCTGCGGCTTGTAGTGCGATTATCTCGGCTTGCTTGTTGTTGATTAAAATTTCTAAACGTGCTGCGCCTGTATCGTCTAGTATGTCGGCTTCGGCTAAAAGAACATCGTTTAAGAGCTTTTTCATTTCCTCTTGGTGCTTCTTTTCGGCTGCCTTTTCCTTAGTCCACTCTTCCTCTTTTTTCGCTTGTCGCTTATTGTAGTAATCAGCCTCTTGTTTGAGTGCACCCATTAAAGCGTTATCACGTAACCCGTTTAAAAGGGCGTAATGTTCAGCGGTTAAGTTTCCCATTGAACGTAAATGTTTCTCTAGGTTCTCAATCTGTTGCAAGTTATAGGCATATTCAGCCTTTATCTTATCCGTTCCTTCGAGGTTCGCTATTTCTGCTTTTACAGCGTTATCCTGTAACTTTGCAACCTCATCATTAAATGCTTTTAAACGTGCCTTTTCTTCATCTTGTGCCTTTTTAATAGCAGCGTTTTTTTCTCTTAACATCTGCTCTTGATAGCGTATTTTCCAGCGTTCAGCCATGTAGAAATCTGCTTCAACTTTTGCTACCTCGGTGGCAGCCTTTACAACGGCATCTCTTTGTTCGCCTGTGAATAGCTTAATTTGCGCTCCTAACTGTGAATAATCAGATGCTGTTTTTGAAATAGATTTTGCCATTTTCCTATACATCTCTTCTTTGGCTACTAAATCGTCATATTCCTGTTGACTGGCAGCGTTTAAATTACCATATTTTTGTATTAATTTATCATGTGTCCCAATCCAATCAGTATAAGCAGCATCTAAATTTTTAACTTCTTGCAATTCGTTTTGTGAAAGTTTATTATAGTCCTCTGCGTATTTAGTTAATAGTTTGACTTGATCATCAGTTAAATTTAGCCTTTTTTGCAGCGTTTCAACTTCTAAATTGTATAAATCTTCAGCTAACTTTTTACGGTCGTTTAATATTTCTTTATTCATTTGCGAATACTGTTCTAAAGCATCCTCGCGTTCTTGTATAGTTAACCCTTCAGTTTGCCTAACTTTATTTAACAGCTCGGTCATTTCCGTTTGCTGCTTCAAGGTTTGAAGATTCAAAGACCTTTGTCGGTGTTCAATCTCAATTAACCCTTCTGTATATTCTTTACTGGCTTGGTAGCCATTTTTCATATTGGTTATTAAGTTAGAAAAATCACCGCTTGCGATAGTTCTAAAAAGTCCACCTACTGCACCCTTTAAGCCTTCCATTTGCTTTCTTAACCAGTCGCCTGTTGCGTCAGTTGACTTCATTACGCTCTCAAACAGTTTCCACGCACCAACAGCACCACCAACAACACCTACCAACTTCATAAATCCTGACTTTAAAATATCAGTAGATTTGGTTGCGTTCTTTTGTGCCTTGTCAACTTCTTTTAGTTCCTTTTCGTACCCCTTTAGATTTTCTTTAGCCTCTTTGAGTGCCTTATTCGCCTCCATAATCTTACCAGCGTAGGCATCTTTTTCACCCTTAGAACCTGCCCTCCGTTGTGCCATTCTCAGCTCATCTAAAGCCTCTTGGATGTCTTTAATATACCCACGTTCCTTTTTTGCGCCTTCGGCTGCCTGTGAGTACATCTCTTGATTTGCGCCCATAACCTGCCTAATAGCACTTATGTACTTGTTTACATCGGCAACCAACTTTAAATCAACTTCTGGCATTTTTCTCTTTATTAGTTATGTACTGGAAAAAGTCCTCTATCTTAAACCTCCTTAGCGTTTCCATCTCAGAAGGCTTCCCATCGGCAGCAGCAAAGAGTAAGGATTCAAAATAACGGTTCATCTCTTCTACTTGTTTGGCTTTGTACTGTTCTCTTTTTTCTGAGTTTCTGCGAAAGTATCGAGGGTAGAGATGTTGTAAGCGGCTATCCATTCCCTCGACAGCGATGCCGCAAAATGAAAAAAAGGGATAGCATCAAGCTCCTTGCTCCATACCTCTATCTTGCTCGCTATGTGTTCATCTGAGGCATCGGCTAAGTCCTCACCTTCTGTATTAATGAATAGTGCTGCAATTCTAAAAGATACATCATACTTAGTTTCTAGTTTGGATATTCCTGAAAGTACGTTGTGCAATACTACTGCGCCCTCTGCTAGCTTTAGTCCGTTGAGGTAATCCCACGCCTTGCGTACCTGTTTGAATATATCTGAAAAAGTAGCCGAAAAGCCGAACTCTAAAATATATTCTTGTAATTTCTTGTATCTCTCAAAGCTTAAGGTCTTGGATATAATCCACGTTTTACCACCACACTCAAAGCTGGAGTTAGTAAAATCAACGGTTCTCAATTCGTTCATAAATGATAGATATTGTATGGGTTAAAAATATTACTGCAAAGGTGTAAATGATATGCTCTAAAATGTCGTACATAAAGCAGTCATAAATATAGTACCAAAAGGCTATCTGACCTCCTAGACACTTGGAACACATCCCTAAAGGCTTCGCTATCCAAACAGGTAAATGTTCTATTTTCCTGTGATAGAAGCTGAGTATCTCGGTATTGAGTATCTCCGAGAACGTATAGGCAAAAATGCTAATACTCGCAATTGTAATTAATTCCATATCGAACGCTTATGTTTAAAAGAAAGTAATCGTAAGGATAAAATAAATACTGTGTACTCTGCTCATCATACGTATAAGCTCCGAATATCGAAGCACTCTTTACGCTCTCTGAGTTGACTTTTATCTCCATGTATAAAAATGGTGCTTCCGTTTTCTTAGCCGTTGGTAGTGCCTCCATAATCTCAATTATCATCTGAGGTGCTAGAGGGTTCGTACACTTAAACTGTGGAAACTTTGACGTATCTATCCATCCAATTAGTCTTAAATTGGACTGAAAAAACTGTATGTCGTTAATCCTTTCTAACATGGTCGTTCCGCCGTCCTCAAAGTACATCAAAGACTTATACTTAGAGCAGGGCATTAAATCTTTATACTTGCCTTTCTGAAGGTCTGAGCTCGATACATCCCATGAGACAGGAAAGGTCTTTTTCTCGCCGTTCATGTTGATTGTAACAGGTCTAACTAAACCGCCCACCTTGTCAGCAAAGCGGATAGCCATTACCTTTTCCTTAATCATGTTGGCTACCATCTCATTCATAAGCCGTTCTTTCTAAATATTTGCAAAATACCTTTATCGTAAATCCTTTGTAACATACCAATCTCATCTTCATTCAAAGAGAGTATCTGAATATCCCTTCGGGTGTTGTTGCCTTCCATCTTTTTTACCTCGTTATCTGACTTCGGACGTATCACCGCCTCTCCGCTGGTGTGCTGCTGCTGGTTTGATACAATGGCTATGTTGCCCATCATTTCACCTTTAAACGTGAAATCTACAAACCTAGTTTGTCTCCCATGTAACTCCCGGAACTGCTTATAACCGCCCTCAATCTCAAACAATCTTATATTTTTATCGCCTCTTTTTATCGTCACCCACTTTAAGTCTTTTCGCTTTTCCTTGCTTCCTGCTATCTTTGAATAAGCATCTAATGCCATGCCTGACTTATTGGCTAACATCGGGGTTCGTGAATAGGGTGTAAACGGTTTCCCGTCTGAATCCTCTCCCCTCTCTTGTATTCTCTTTCTGATAAGTACAATAGCATCACTTGCAGTACGTACCATCACGTCTGCGTGTGCGCCACCCTGTAGGTCATCAATTACCCCTTGTAGCCTTGCGTTGTACTCGTCCATGTTCATATTCTAACCAATTTGCTTTGTGTCTTACAGGAATAGCAATCCGTTCTGTTTAAATCCAAATTAGCGGCTGCATACTCGATCATTACCTTGTACCTGTTGGCGTAGGTTTCCCTATTGAAATTCATTGCCTCGTTTCCTAGTAAGGTAAATCGGTTTATTTCTCCGCTATCCATAATTGAGTTTAAAAACAGTTCCCCTGACTTGTACTGCAAAGCATGTGCAATAGCTCTGTCGGTTTCGTTACCCTCGAAGTCTGAAAACTCAGAGCAAATTAATGAATCGATGTTACAGTAAAATGAGGCATGAATAGCCATCGAATAGAATTGGTTTTTTCTTGTCCATGTTTCTCGGCTGTTTATGTCTGTTCCTGTGATACCCGCTGCCATAATCCACCTGCTCCAATGCAACTTGGTAATATTATAACAAGGCTTTTCGGTGTTAAAACACCATGGTGTTCCACAACAAGTTAACTTTGACCGATAGGCACTTGACCCCTGAATTAAAAAGTAGGTGTTCCCCGCTGTTAACTCGTAATCAAAGGTTACTCTTTTTTGTTTCCCTGCTACACATCCTGTTATTGCTATGGTATGAATTAAATCGTAATCATCAAAGATGTATAACGCCTGATCGCCTGTTGCTGTTGGTAGGTACGTGATACCTGTTATTAAATTCTTAACCCCTGTTAAGTTAGTGAATATCCTTGCACCAAAATAGGTACTCGTACTCTCTAACTTGTTAAACTGAATCGTTCCTATTGTTCCCGAAAACGTGCCTCGTTTGGGTTGTATCCATTTTGTTGCTTCCTGTGATAGATCACTCCTTAGCGTTTTTATGGCGTTTTCCCTTGACCTGTCGAGTAAGTTCCATACATCAACACCGCAGGTATTAACTAAATTTAACCCCTGTAGCTCGTCAATAAATAGTCCTGAAAGGCTATCTGAATACTCCTCTTCATAGCCTTCTATGTCGGTGTTCCTTGATAGCCCAACGACTGGCTCTAAACATTCTAAAATTGTACTCATAGGTTTTAAAATTTAAGGCTATGTAAATTTACATAGCCTTTTAATTAATCAATATAACATTGTGTTACTAAACACCTGTTCCGCATTCAAATACTATAATTCCAGTATTGTCCTTATCGCAAGGCTGTGGATTCAAAGCGAACAAACCCCACAGTTTCAACTTAACTGCTTGGTAAAATTCGTTATTGATACACTCCTCTTTCATGGTAACGTCAACAAACACGTTTGTTAAGCCTGTTACGCCTCTGGTCTCTTGACCTGTGAAGGTTAAAGGCTCTGACCATTCCCAATACTGACCTGCTCTTTGCTCGGCATTAACTGAACCAACTGGATTCCACGCTTTGTTCAAGAAGGCAGCAGCGGTCTTATGAACCAAAATACTCTGGTCGTTAATTCCCAACGTGTTAAACGCTCTAGGGTCTGCTACTGGTCTCAACCAATCAAACGGACGTGTTTCACCTGCTATGCCCTTGTTCCAAATCTTTTGGAATAGGTTGTCGCCTGTCAACAGGTAGGGTGAGTTAAACTGGTTGTACTCGGTTACTTGTGCCATGTAACCCCAGATGTTGTCATCCCAATATGAAGCAGGTATGTAAGTTGTTCCTGCAACCACAGTACCAACACCGCCTGTAAACTGGTTAACGCCAGCGTTTGCCAGCAATCCTGCCAAAGTGTACTGGTCTAACCAATCGGCTAACCTCTTCTTGGCATACAGCATATTAATAGCCATTGCCTTTTGGAAGTCGATAGTCTTTTCCCTATAAGCTCTGATAGGCATTTTAAAAGATACCTCCTGTAAGCACTCTATCTCATAAGTCTTACATTCTGGAGTTAGATCGTCTCCGTTAATATCGCAGTCATCGCCGCAATCTTCGGTCTCTAGGTTACAAGCAGTTTGCCATTCCACATTGATAACCCTGTTTTTGGCTTTATCGTTTAGCTCAACAAAGTTAACATCTTGGTTAGTCATAACCGTTGATATAATTCCTACGTTGGGTATTTTATCAATTGCTTGAATAGGATCGACCCATACATCCTCTTGCATTTTTTGAATCTCGGCTAAAAAGCCGCAGTCTACTACAAAACTCATTTTTTAATAATTTAAAGGTTAATAATACTATTTTTTAGCATTATAAGCCTCAATTAATGCTTTTCTTTCGGTCTCGTCCTTTGCACTCTTTAGCTTAGTGATATAGTCGCCTCTATCCTTAAACGTAATGCTGTTGTGTTGTGCCTCACCGTTACCTGATGCGCTTCTTTCTCCTGCCTGTTTAAACGTGAAGTAATTTTCTGCTTTGCGCTTGACGTACTCAGCAAATGAAATCATGTTGCCATGCTCATCCTCTAAAGGTTTGCCGTCTTTCTTTATTACTATGCTTTCGCCTGACTTCTCGTAATCGTTTTGTGAGAACTCATTTAAAAATACGTTTTTCCACGCCTGAGCCTTTTTAGGGTCATCGGGTAATACTGGGTTTAACTTTTCAAACTCAGATAGTGCAATGTTGTTGACCTCTGACAGTAGCTTCTCCCGATGGTAGTTTAGCTCTACTTGGTGCATCTTATCCTCAAAGTCTTTTAAAGCCTGCTTGTGCTTTTTCTCGAGCTGCGTTCTGGCTTCAATAAATTTAGGATGTGCCTCAATATCGACATCTTTCTCAATCGGTGCTTTTGTCGTCTTTTCCGCAATAATGGACTTAATTAGCTCTAATCCTGTTTCTTCACTGTCGACACCAAACTCTTCCCTCAAGGAGCGTTCTAATTTCTCCATTGACTTTCTGAAACCTTTGTCGTATTCCTTTTGTGCTTCTTCTTTTTTCTGAAGCATTCTGGCTGAATCGGCTTCAATAGCTGGTGCTAATGTGATTAACTCCCCATCCTCATTGAATAGGCTGGATGCGCCCTCCTCGTCCATCTTTACTGTTTTGGACAAAAACGCCGTGAGAATCTGTTTCTCTTTTGTGTTCATGTTATCCTTTTTTTGTTTTCGGTTCAACTTCCCTTGTGATCTCTTTTACTATCTCTATTTCCTTTGGTAGCGGTATCTGCTTTATATCTAACTCAGTTACCTCATAGCGCGACAAACGTCTTGTTTCTTTTAAGAACTGCAAGGTATTTTCATCTACTATCTGCTCCTTGCCGTTGGTTCTTGATTTAATTCTGTACTTTTTCATCTCTTTTTTCTCCTTACTACTTTTTTAACTACCTTCTTTGGTTCTTCAACTTTAGGCTCTTCAGCTTTAATATCTTCTTCCATAGGGTCAAAGCTACCAGATGCCATTACGTTTTCAACTTTCACGTCTGCAACTTCAACTGTTTTTACCTCTGGCTTAACCTCGGCTTTTACTTCTGGCTTTTTAGTTATGGAAGGTAACTGAAGCTCTTTAGGTACTTCTACCTTTTTCATCTCCTTCGGTACTTCTACCTTCTTTTCAAAAATCTTGTATTTTGCGAGCATTTTCATTGCCCCAAAACCGACACGAACCTCAACTCCTTGAGCATTGGTTACTACTACTTTTTCTTGTTTTCCCATTTTTTAGACTAATTTAATTAAACAAATATACGTTAGTTTTATGAAATATGTTTTAAAACATACAAATTATTTTAAAATTTATACTCGAACCCTCTTTCTGTTGAACCGTTGTCGATTATAACAAAGTCATCAAGTCCATTCTTTTCCCATGCTGAAAATGTTTGTTTCAGTAAGTCCAAACGGTTGTACGTTGTAAAAATTTGTTTCATATCTTATTTTTTAGTTCAGGTGCTAATTCAAATGCTAATTCATCGCTTATCCATCCGAGAATATGCCTGCAGTTATAACCGCCCCTGTCAATTACAGGATCATAACCCGCATAGTCTAAGTAACTCGGTATTTTATTAATGTCTTTTTGCTTTATCTCGGTCAGATGTATCGCTTTGGCTGGTGTCCATGTACTCCACGTTTCGAGTATATCCCTGTGATACACATATCCATTATGCTCTATGCAGAAATCCCTACTGTCATCTACTAGTCCATTTTGGTAAACAAAGTAGTTCATCTCATACGCTTTAGCCAGCGTGTTGTTGTACGCTGCATCATACTGCATATAAAGGTCGTGTGCTAGATTTCGGTATTTCCTTTCAATAAAGCCTTCTTTTTCACCGTTGATTAACGTGCTTAGTTCTTTTACTAAATCCTTGATGGGTGCTTGAGTGGCTAAATACTTGTTGATTAAGTTGAACGCCTGCGCCTTTAAATCTTCGATATTCAAAAGATTGTCTAAGTAACCACCCCTTACAAGTCTATCCTCTACATATCCCAGCCTTAAACCCATCTTCTTTGAAGCATTTACTGCTATGTTATTCAATTTCTCTAAAGACTGTCCTGTAAGTGCTATTCTGAAATATGTATTACTTAGCTCTGCGCTCTTACTGGTTGCTTTAGAAATACGTCCCGATATTTGCTCCACGTTCATTTTCTCAACCTCTGAAAGTGTCCTGTCTATCTGTGATAAAACTTGATAGTTGTTTAAGGTGTCCTGAATTACTCCGTTAACAACATCTAATTTTCCGTAAAGGGTGTTAATCATGCTGGTTAAAACATCATTCTGATAGCTTAGTAGTGCCTTATCCAAAAGAGCCTGCTGCTTCATTAGTAGCTGGTCTTTCTTTAAAAGTATATCAGATAAGTTCTTAGGTAGCATTTAAAAACTCCTTTTTCATGCGATGGTAGTAAACTCTTAGTGAATCAATATCCTTTTCAGAGCCGTTATACTTAATAAACAGGTTCAAAGACTGCTCTATTGTGATAGTAGGTATTATTCTCCGTTGCCCTTCTATCCAAAAGAACAAAGCAATATCCTCGCTGTTACGCTTATATATTTTTGATATGATGCTTTCTTTGTTCATATAGCTTCTTTTGCCCTGACTATCTTTTTATCTCTATCTTTGGCTGCATACTTATACTCACCTAAGTACGATGCCATAATTACGCTAATCTTCGGCTTCATCCTTTTCTGTATCTTTAAAGTCTGAATAATTAATTTGTGGCTTTTTGCTTTCCATCTGTGCAATATACTCGGCTACCTTTACTTTGACATATTCGTTTATTTTCTCAATGGTCATATCGTATAGGTAGGGTTTTTGGTGTTCCATTTCCAATTCTGACATGATACTCTCTAAATTCGAGTACAGAACCGAGTTATATTGTGTTGTTTCTTTTGAAGCAACTATCACACGTACCATTTCCTCTGAGTAACCGAAGAACGGGTTTAAAGAGTTTTTAATTCTTATCTTTTTCAGCTCCTCTGGTCTATCGGCATACTCCATTTCATTCAAGTCATCTTCAATAGCTGAAATCGTTGTCATGGATGCTTTAGCGTTCCTTGCTGCTTGTAGGTCTGCTAACCTCTCAGATAGTGTCTTAAATTTGAAATCTTTAGGCATCTCTAGGCTAACGATTAACCCCTCTGAGTTATCTGTGAATATTGCTACCATTTCGACTATAAACTCCCATACTCTTTCGTAGCATTGTGATAGTGGATATACAGCATCGTTTAGGTTATCTCGGTACAAATTAAACTCCGTTGCGGTGCTTGTTACCTGTGTTTTGTCGAATATATCAGCATTAAACATTAAGCTCATTACTTGCGCCTTTAGGCTGTTCTTAACATCCTGTTGAAACTTCAATCCCTCAACAGGTGGAAATGCTGTATAGGATACTCTTGAAAGGTCTATCATCTCGGTTGTATCTCTGGGGAGCGTGAACTCTCGAACATCTTTGGTTGTCCTATGTACTCCGATTCTACCTGTGCCGTTACAGACTTTACAGGTTGTGCCTTCGGGTGTTTTACCTAAGTAACATTCTTTGCAATACTCTACATATTCGTATCGTTTAGGAAATGCCAAATCTCCCAATGACATATCGCCTTCGTAATCTATTTTGATTATCTTTTTTAGAAAAGGTACGATCTTATCAAAGATGCTCACAAAGGTTCTACCCCTTGTTTCGATGTCCTCAATATACCCTACCCTTATCGCTGGCACTTTACCCCCTTTAGGCTCAAACTCTGAATAAGTATAGTTCTTATCCCCTATCGCTTCACCTGCTTGTTTTTTAAAGATATTCGATACCTGTGTTACTTCTTGGTAAACTAGCGTATCATTCTCTAAGTACATGGTGTACCTATCCAGCCCATCAATTACCTGCTTTACGATTAAGTATTCTACTGTTCCGTTTATAATGCTGTAATCAATGGCTTCACTTGCTAAAACTAAGAACGGGTATGGTTTCGCTTTCTCTTTTATCGGATCGAAGTCCTTAAACTCGGTTACTATCCAAGCGTTAGGGTCGTTATATCCGTACTCAATCAGAGCATATTGTAAGTAGTCCTCTACTGAGCGGTTATTCCAGTAGTTACCTAGATACGTTTCTAGGTCTGAAATTTTACTCTCTACGTCCTTAGCGTTGTAATCTATCTTTCTCTCAATAGGCTTTGTTCTGAAAACCTTATTAAAAGGGTATTGCGTTGACTTGAGTATCGGTGGTATAATAGATGTAATCTGCTCGCTGGGTATATCAATGCCATAAATCAACTTTATGAACTTCTCCATTCCCTTACCTGTGTACAATATTCTGTACTCTTCGGCAAGCTCAACGGTTCTATTGTAGTCTTTGTGTCTTATCTTGTCTTTGATGACTTTTTTAAGATATTCCTGCGCTGTTTTTTTTTCCATTAGAAGTAAATATTAAAAGCTTGTGTAATTAAATAATCATAGCAATCGCTTAAATGTCCGTATTTCTGGTATCTCTCGCCAGTTTCCTTGTTCGTTTCAATTTCCTTTTTCTTACTTCCATCAACATCCTGCTTTATGTACGTGAAATCAGCAAGCAATTTACTACATTTTTCGCTAATCTGTACCCGAATAGGCAACTTTTCTTCAAATATCTTATTCGCAAATTCCCTTCGTGCTATCAAAGGTGGGTTTTTTCGTGAAACTCTATTGCTCGAATTGGTTAATTTCTTTTTCAGCATCCTCTCTATAACTTGGTAGTGATGCTTTTCTGTTTTGCTGATTGTTGAGCGGTTGTTTCCGCTGGCATCTCCGTAAATGAAGTAGTAAGGTGCATCACCATATTGCCTTAAAATTGCCTCGCATACCTCTTCTGTTGAGTTGTGCGGGTTCTCAAGTGCTATCTCCCCTATTAATCGGCAGTACCATGTTTCATTTTCCTTTACGATCTGCGAAAGTAGGCATGAGTTGTAAGGTACTGTATTCTGGTCAAAAGAAATATGTATCGGTATCTGGTTGTTATACTCTATCCTACAAACGTGCTTCATGCGTGAAAATGAAGAGTAAAACTCACCGCCCGATGTGGCGAAGGGGTTGGCGTAGATTAAGGCTTTGAAACGCTCCTCAGATAAATTTTCACGTTGTTGCTCAATAAAGTTACTCGGTAAATTATCTAAATTATGAAGCGCTGAGGCAATTACTACGTATTTACTCCTTATTCTTTTTTCAAAGTATTCTTTAGGATTGTATATTTTAGCCTCTATTTCATCAATATAGTCATCAAGTTCAAACATTTCATTTAACCATTCTGTTTTTGCTGGACTGGTTAAAAAATAGCAAGGACAAACAGGGCTATCGTTGGGGTTTTTACTTATCATTCCATTTTTATCACAAAATATTCCCTTTTGTCTTAATCTTGTCAATATAACGTCTTTTACATCGTCCTCTCTGGTGTCTTTTGTCTCGTCTAAAATAGCCCACGAAAATTCTTTTCCGTCATGTCCCTTTACGTTATCAAGGCTTCCAGTAAATATTATTGTTCCTGTTTTAAATGATATGATATTATTATACCTATCAAAATGATGCTTATCTGTATTCCACCCATCAGGTGGCTGTACTTGAGAAACATAAACTCCATCTGGATTATCTTTGTTGTATTCTGTAATACCAAATGAACTCCAAACACTCTTAACTTTTAATAATGTTGCTGCGTTTAACTGGTCATAAGTGTTTGCTCCAATAAATCCCCAAACTTCAGGGAAATGAAAAATATTTCTATATGAAATATATCCTGCACAATGAGACTTACCTGTACCTTTGCCAAATAGTGCTAAATTTAAAGCAGCACCACTATTGTATATTTTTTGCTGTGGGATGTTTAATACTTGCTGTATTCTATCCATCTGAACGTATTATCAGATTAATATTCGGCAATTCCTTT